AAGTATTATGAATGTGTAAAAGACAAAGTGCCTTCAGTTGTAATACACGCAGCTAAGACTAGGTTAGGTTGGAATGAAACAAACAGGGTAGATATAACTTCAGGTGATAAAGCTATCAATATGCCTGTAATAACATTTGTTGAAACTGATACTGAATAAGAAATACAATCCTTTATTTTCATCTGATGCTAGGTACTTTATTATAACAGGCGGTAGAGGTTCAGGCAAGTCTTTTGCTGTAACAGTCTTTCTTACTTTACTTACAATGACTAAAGGAATAAGAATACTCTTTACTCGTTATACAATGACTTCAGCTCACTTGTCTATTATTCCTGAGTTCTTGGAAAAGATTGGGCTACTAGGGTTTGATGAAGTCTTTAGTATTAATAAAGCAGAAGTAGTAAATACAAGCAATCAATCAGACATTCTATTTAGAGGAATTAGAACCTCAGCAGGTAATCAAACAGCTAGTCTAAAATCATTACAAGGTATTTCAACTTGGGTATTAGACGAAGCAGAAGAACTTGTTGATGAGAATATATTTGATACTATTGATTTAAGCATTAGAGAAAAGAACATACACAATAGGGTTGTATTAATATTAAACCCTGTTACTAAAGAGCATTGGATATACAAGAGGTTCTTTGAGGATAAAGGCGTAGAGGGTGGTTTTAACGGTTCTAAGGACAATATATGCTATATACACACCAACTACCAAGACAACATCAAAAACCTCTCACAGAGCTTCCTAGAGCGTATTAAGAGCATTAAGCACAGAAACTTTAAAAAGTATCAGCATAAAATCTTAGGAGGTTGGTTAGACAAAGCAGAAGGAGTAGTCTTTGAGAATTGGAGTATAGGTGAATTTAATCCTGATGGGCTTCAGACTTCCTGTGGAATGGACTTTGGTTTTAGTGTAGACCCTGACAGTCTTACTGAAGTAGCTATTGATAAAAGAAAGCGTAAGATATATTTAAAAGAACATATCTATAAGAACGGATTAAAGTCAAATGAGTTAGCTCAAATTATATTAGATAAAGTAGACAAAAAACTTATCATTGCTGACTCAGCAGAACCAAGACTAATAGCAGACCTTAGACATTTAGGGGTTAATATAAAACCTGTAAAAAAAGGAACTATTGAAAGTGGTATAACTCGTATGTTAGATTATGAACTTGTTATAACTCCAGAAAGTACGAACATAGCTAAAGAATTGAACAACTACATATACGCAGATAAAGGCTCAAAATTATTTGTAGATAACTTTAATCACGCAATTGATGGTGTTCGTTATAATGTTATTTATCACTTAGATAACCCTAATGCAGGTAAGTATTATGTACAGTAAACTAAAAACAACAAATTTCTATTATATAACAGATGAAAGTAAAAGTCAAAAAGGAAGGTAAGGTAAAAGAGTTCAAACTTATTAGTAGTTGGGAAGATGTAACTCTTGAAAAATGGTTACAACTTGTTGATTTAGAAACAGCTAGTAAGACAGAAGAAGCAGAAGAAACAATAACAGCTTTATCTAACATTCCTAAGCAGTTAGTAAAGGAGTTAGCTTTATCAGATGTAGCAGTAATAATGAGCAGGATAGCACAGCTACAACAAGAGCAAGATACAAAGCTAAAAAGGATAATTGAAATAGATGGTGTTGAGTATGGTTTTCACCCTGATTTAGATAGTATAACATTAGGTGAGTATGCAGACATAGAAACATTTATAAAAGGTGGTATAGAAAAGCATTTGCCTGAATTAATGGCTGTTCTTTACAGACCGATAAAAGAAAAGAAAAATGGTATTTATGTTATTGATGCTTATGATGGAAATATACGGCTTAGGACGGAAGAAATGAAAAAGATGTCAGCTCAACAAGTGCAAAGTGCATTGGTTTTTTTTTACACTTTAGGGAAGGAGTTGTCAGAGATTTTGCCATTGTATTTGATGGAGCGGCTGAAGGAAATGAAGACGCAATAGCAACAGAAAGCTTTGCAGAGAAATGGGGTTGGTTTGGTGTGATGTATAGATTAACAAATGGTGAAATAGTAAACTTAGAAAGAATAACGAATTTAGGATTGTTAGAGTGCTTAACTTGGTTGAGTTATGAAACAGACTTAAACTCACAAAACAAAGTAAATAGAAATGGTAAACAATAAGACTTACAATAATGTAGTAAACACCTTACTAAGACTTGGTCAGTATCACGAACAGATAAGCACAATTTCAGTAGGTGATATATACGACATTAACCTTGAGAAGATGGAGAAGTTTCCTTTAATGCACATAAACCCTACTTCAGTTACAACAGGTGATAGTCAATTGACTTATAACTTCCAAGTCTTTGTTATGGATTTAGTTTCTGAAAAGTCAGATTGGCAAACTAAACAGCATCAAGGATTAACTAAGTTAATAGACAGAGAAAATAACGAACAAGAAGTATTCAATCAAACATTACACATTTGTACAGATATTATAAGTATGCTTAGACATAGTGCAAGGCAGTCTTTGTTAGGTGTTGATGATATAAATGAACCTATCTATTTTACGCAAGACCAATTTACAATAGAACCGTTTCAAGAAAGATTTGATAACTTATGTTGTGGATATGTATTTAATATAGGGGTATTGGTTCAGAATGACTTTCAGACTTGTGATATTCCTGTTAATATTAGAGGTGCAGGTTACTAATGTTAAAATTTAAGATAGGAAGATTAATANTTCAAATAGGGTGGAAAAAATTTAAAATAACAATAAAGCTATGAAATACGAAGATATATTAGAAAAGCTAGAAGCAATAAGTATAGAGCTAGAAAGTTATAGCGACTACCCACAAGCAGCTACTAATAATGCTAAGAGAGCACGAAAGTATAAAGAAGAAAATGGAAGCAGTTGCGGTACTAGAGTAGGTTGGACAAGAAGTTCACAGTTAGCAGATAGAAAACCTATTAGCAGAGATACAATAGCAAGAATGGCATCATTTAAAAGACATCAACAACATAAAGATGTTCCTTACTCAGAAGGATGTGGAGGTATTATGTGGGATGCTTGGGGTGGTTCATCAGGTGTAAATTGGGCAATAAATAAACTTAAACAAATAGATAAAAAATAAAATGGCAAACTTAATCACAACAATCTCAGAAGGAGTTACTTTAAATGGCTCAGTAAGAGGAACAACAAACACAATTACAACAACAGGTATTATAGATGTATTTGAAAGAATACTAACTTGTACTCATTCACAAACTACAACAGTAGCAGTATTTAATTCAACTCCTTATGGAGCTGATGGTGCTTTAGATGTAGAAAACTGTAAGTATTTGAGAGTAACTAATTTGAGTGCAGACCAAGATATGAAAGTAGCTTTTGTAACAGCAGCTACAAATTATCAAGTAACTGTAAGAGCAGGAGGTTCACATTTATTATTTCAAGCAGAAGAAGTAATGATAGCTGAAGCAGATACAACTCCTGCATTTCCTACATTAGAAGATTTAGTTACTGTTGAAGTTAGACCTTCAGCAACAACTGATGTGCAAGTAGAAATCTTTGCAGGGCTAGTGTAATGAAAACAGAAGCTCTTGAAAGATACCTTAACAGCTTTGGAAGGAAGGTAATAAAAGACTCTAAAGCTGAATTAAATAAAGCTAAAGGCGATACAGCGTTAGGTAAATCAATTCGTTTTGAAGTTACTGCTGACTCACAAGGTTTTACTACTAAATTCTATATGGAAGATTATGGTGAATATTTAGACAAAGGGGTTTCAGGAAACAAGAAAGAACATTCTTACATTAATACAGCAGGTGAAAATGTTAAAAGCCCTTATAAATACACAACAAAAGGACCTCCAATAGATATACTTTCTAAATGGATAAAGAAAAAAGGAATTCAACCAAAAGGTTTAGGCAGGGGAAGAGATAAAAAAACAGGACAGTTTTTATCGGGGTTTGCTTATTTAATTAGTAAAAAAATAAAACGAGAAGGAATTAAATCTTTGAGCTTTTTTCAAAAACCTTTAGGTATTGAATACAATAAATTAAAAAAAGGTTTTCTAACTGAATTAAAATTAGACATAGAAAGCTATCTAACAACATATTACAGACCCAAATAAATCATGCCAAATATAATAGAACAAAGACCAAAATATGATGTACTTCCTGTAGGTCAAGATATAATTTTTGCAGTTTCAAATGCAAACATAGTAGCTAACCAATTAAAGGTAAAGTTTGTAGCTCAGGTTTACATAAGCTCAGGATTCCCACCTAACCAATCTGTAACTACTGATTTAGTAGCAACTTTTAAGACTACACCTAATAATGCAGGAGTAGGAATGTTTGACTTCAGTAATGTTGTAGAAAATTATGTCAAAGCAGATAATATGGCTTTTGATACATCTAAATATAAAAACGACCTTGCTAGTGATGTGCCGTTTCCTATTCATTTAGTTGATAATTACTCGAGAAATAATAATACTGTTAGATATTTAGCAATACGGTTTAAAATAGAACACTTAGGAGCAGATACTGACTTCCCTAATACTGTAGCTAGTGCTTCAGGTAATTCAATAGACTCAGCAGCTTTCCTGTTGTTTAATGGGTACTTAAAAGAAACAGATGTTTTAGAATATGGTGGTGCTGCAAATCAGAACTTTGGTTGGGATTGGAGAGATGACTTCTTGCTAGATGTAAATACTCAAAGATTTTTAACAAATGCACCTTTTGTACAGTCGGCTAACTTAGAAGATTATGGAACTTTGGCTTTTATACAACCTCAGCTAGATGACCCCATTACTCAAATAACTAATATAGTTTTAAATTATGTTGGTGCTGATGGTTCATCTTTAGCTGCTGAAACAATGGACTTAACTTCTGCTAATGGTGCTTATAACACATACGATACTAAAGCTAATAAACAAATATTGTATTTTGGTTGTTTTCCTGCTAATTTACAAAATTGGAGTACAACTTTTCAAGGTTTAGTTTCAGCAGGAACTATACAGGGTGGTAAGATTATCCTTGCTGCTAGAGAAGGTACAAGTGCGTTGTCGCAGGGATATACAATTAACATTAATTGCCCTGATGGTAAAGGTTTTGAGCCTATCAGATTATGTTGGTTAAACCAGTACGGAGCTTGGGATTACTTTACATTCAATAAGAAATCGACAAGAAGCATATCAACTAAAGGTTCTACATACAATCAACTAGCAGGAACTTGGAATGAAAGCGTATATAGAGCTGATAGCTTTAAAGGAGGTAAAAAATCTTTCAGAGTTAATGCTACTGAGAAAATTAAAATGAATACAGATTATGTAAGTGCAGATTATAATACAACATTTGAAGAATTAATAAACAGTCCAGAAGTTTATATCTTAGAAGGATTTCAAACTGACAATTCTAAATCTATATTGAATAATTATGTAACGCCTGTAAGACTTATGACTTCAAGTTTTACAAGAAAGACAGTAGCTAATGACAAGCTTATACAATATTCTTTTGAAGTAGAGAAAACAAAAACACTAAGAACCCAATCAGTATAATGAGTGTACAATTAATATTATATCCACAAAGTTATGAAGGGGAATTTAACTCTATAACTTCATTTGCAAATGAGTTTGTTGTTGATGGTATCAACTTTAATACAATAAACGCTTCAAGTAGTTATGATAGCCCTTCAGGAAATGTTATAGTAAATGCTTTGACTAATCAACCACCTTCAATAATTAATAGTTGGTATCGTTTTAGAAGTACATCAGCAGGAACACCTGCCTTACCTCTTGAAACTTCAGGGAATCTAGTATTAGAGTCGGCAATAGGAAGCACATTTTGCGGAGTGTATCAAAAACTTTCTAACTTAGTTGTAGGAACGACTTATGAAATTGTAATAGACTTAGACCAAGTATCAGCAGCAGGGTTTGTGGTTTTTTATGCCTATAATGGTACTACTCAGATTGCATTAGATTTAAATACAGCATCAGATTATCAAAGTACCTTTAGTTGGACAGCTGCAACTGCAAATGATATAATTTTTATAAGTTATTTCAACACAGTTAATGATACTATCAGGATAACTAATATAAGTGTTACAGAACAAGGTTTAACACCAACACTAATTTACACAGACTTAGAAGATGGGCAAGTAATTTGCGACTTATATGAAGATGAAGATATTCCTTTAAGTCTTAGTGTTGATGATTTTAAAAATGTCGCAGAACAAGTACAGTCCTATTCTAAAGCATTTAACTTACCTGCAACAAAAAGAAACAATTTAATATTTGATAATATATTTGAAATAACAAGAACAGATACAGGTCTTAATTTTAATCCTTATGTTAAAACTCAATGCGTATTAAAGGAAGATGGTTTTTTATTATTCGAAGGTTATCTTAGACTTATAGATATTTCAGACAAAGAAGGTGAAATAAGCTACAATGTAAACCTTTATTCTGAAGTTGTTGCTTTAGCAGATGTATTAAAAGACAGAACATTTTCTGATTTAGATTTTACTGAGTTAGACCACGATTACGAAAAACAAAACATAAAAAGAAGTTGGCGAGATGCAGGTGGAGGTACAAGTATGACTTTTACTAACCCAAGCACTTCAGGCTTCAGAGACCCTTATACTACGTTACGTTATCCATTTGTAGATTGGTCGCATCAGATTGCAGTAGGTGGTTCAAATGATTCAAGTGCAACAGTTGGCAACCCTGAACTTCTTACATTAGAAGCAGCGTTTAGACCTTTTATAAACATTAGATATTTAATAGATAGAATCTTTAATCAAATTAATTTTCCTTTTACTTATGAGTCAGCTTTTTTTGATACTGATGATTTTAAAAAGCTTTATATGGACTTCAATTGGGGTGCTAATAATTCTCCTGTAATATTTAGCTCTAGTGGTAATTTAACAAATATTAGTGATTTTATTATTCCTAATTCTTTTACTACTTTAGATTTTGCTTCAATGTCTAGTTCAAATATTGGGGGTGCTAGTTTAAATGCAAATTTTGGATATTCATCAGGAGTATTTACAGCACAAGAAGATGGGCAAGTTTACACTTTATCTTATGGTATGGATTTTAAAAAAATATTTAGTACTAGTGTTACTATAACTGTTCAATGGTTAGTAAATGGAGTTCCTTTTAATACTGCAACTAGTTCTAATACAATTTTTAATTATTCAGGGAGTTTTACTACCCCACCACTAACAGCAGGAGATACAATATTATGTCAAGCAAAAGGGAGTGTTTCTTCTACATATTTTTTAGATAGCGTTTTCAACCCTATATCCCCCTCATCTACTCCTTCACTTGTTATAATAGTAACATCAGTAGCTCAAACTACAACAGACACACTTTTAGATACATTAAGAGGTGAACTCGGACAGTTTGAATTTCTAAAAGGAATTATGACTATGTTTAATTTAGTTTCAATTCCTGACAAAGATAATCCTAGTAATATATTAATAGAACCTTATTCAGATGTTTTTATTAATAATACATCAAGTGGTACAACTTCAGATTTAAGTTTAGCTTCAAGAGGTATTGCTCACGATTGGACAGATAAGATAGATATTGCAGAAATGAAGCTTATACCTTTGACTGAGTTAAATAAAAAAACTGTATTTAAATTTGTAGAAGATGATGATGATTATGCTTTTATGATTTATAAAAATTCAGTGGGTGGGCATTTATATGGAAGTAAAGAGTTTGATGCTTCAGCGTTTACAATATTAACAGGGGAAGATGAAATAGTAGCTGAACCATTTGCAGCTACAGTAGTTAAGCAATTAATGTCGCAGTTTTCTGATTTTATAACTCCTGCAATTTATGCTAGAGGTGATGAAGGTACTTGGGAAGGTTTTGAAAATAGTCCAAGAATTATGTATAACAATGGAGTAAAAGATACAGGAGCTTCTTATTTTATTCCTACACAGAATGGATTTTCTTCAGAAAACCAAACACAATTCTTGCAGTTTAGTCATTTAACAGAAATTCCTACAGCATTAGGGTCTGTAGATTTTCATTTCGGACAATGCCAACTATTGCCAGGAGTTGGTTCTTCAGTGCCTGAAAATTTATTTAGTTTGTATTGGCAACCTTACTACAATGAATTGTACAATCCTGATACTAGAATAATGACTTTAAAAGTAAATCTAACACCTGCTGATATAAACACATTTAATTTCTTTGATACGATAATGATAAAAAACAGACAATTTCGAGTAAATAAAATAGACTACAAACCCAACGACTTAGCAACTGTTGAATTTATACTTATACCATAATGAGCAGTTTACCAACAATACCATTCTTAAAAGGATTTGCTGTAAAACCTTTAGGAACCACAACTTTAGGGGTCGTAACCTTTACTGATGGTACAAATTCTGTAATACCAAATCAAGTTCAATGTGAAGCTTATGGCTATACTTATGATAAAGCTTCAGGAACTTGTAGTGCATTTAGATATAATCCAAATCTTAATACAAATTTTGCTAATAAAAACAACAAGACTTATGGTGTAGGAAACACAACAGAAACAGGTACTAACAACACCTTAGTAATGGGTGAAAATAATACTGTAAAAGGATTGTCAAGAAATAACATTATAGTAGGAAATCAAAATGAAATAGCTATTAGTGTGAACAATGCTTTTGTTTATGGCACTTTAGGAGAAGCAACAGCTGATAACTCAATAGTCTTAGGAGGTAACGCTTCAACGGACAATTTAGCTGAAAGACAAAGTATTCATTTAATGTATGGAACGCAAACCACAGCAGGAGGTACAGTTGATAGTTATTTAAATAATATATCAGGCAATTACTTTACTATACCTGATAATACTGCTATGTATTTCCACGCTGACGTATTAGCTGTAAGGGTTGGCGGAACAAGTGAAGGTTCAACAGGTGATTTTGCAAGTTATGTAGAAAGAGGAGTAGTAATTAATAAATCAGGAACACTAAGTATATCACGAGAAAGAGATGCTATTAAAAGTTCAGGTGTAGTTAGTGCTTGGAGACCAACAGCAACAGTAGATGGAACTAACTTTATTATAGATGTAAGAGGAGCAACAGATGCAACAATTGAATGGGCTAGTAATATAAGATTCACACAAATTAAAACAGGAGTAGCACTTTAAAAATAAAGATATGGCAGAAGAATTAGTAATGACAATAAAAAGTAACATTAAAGGTGTTACTAAAGATACAAAAGATTTAAATGATACTTTATCTGAGCAAAAGAAAATTCTTTTAGAATTACAGCAAGAAGAAGTAGCTCTACAACAGAAGAGGGCTAAAATGAACGACTACGAAAGAAGTTTGTCAGGAATAGACAAGCAGCTTAAACATTTAAACCTTTCTATTAAAGACCAAAAATTAGCTGTAAAAGGATTAACTGAAGAACAAAAGGAATCAGTAAAAGAGCAAAAACAATATAATAAGCAATCCAAAGAAACTATTGCTGACTTTAATGTAATGGGTGTTTCATTAAATAGTGTTAAGAAAGGGTTTAGTCAAATTATTCCAACTGCAAAAGCTATGTTTGGAACTATAAAAGCAGGAATAATGAGTACAGGGATTGGTGCTTTAGTTATTGCTGTAGTTGCTTTAGCTCAATCGTTTAAAAGGTCAGAAGCAGGTCAAGAAAAGTTTCAAAGAATTATGGCTGCTATTGGTGCAGTAACAAGTCAAGTTGCAGATGCCTTCGCCAATTTAGGAGAAATAATTATTAAAACATTTACAGACCCTTTACCTGCTCTGACAAAGTTTGGAAATGGGTTGTTAAAATTCCTTAAAGACCCTACAGGTGCAACTAGAGATATGTTTGTAAAAGCAACTTTAGCAGCTAAAGGGTTTGTTAATGAAACTTTAGAAGAAGTAGATGCACTTGTAGAAGTAACTAATATGCGACAAAAAGCACACCACATTGACAGAAAGTTAAAGGTTGAAAGAGCTAAAGCAAATAGAGAAATAAACGACATAAGATTACAAGCTGAAGATAGAGAAAAAAATAACGCTACTGAAAGAATAGCTTTACTTAGGAAAGCACAAAAGATAGAAGAAGATATAACAGCAAGAGAAATAAAGTCTAAGCAACTTTTAATAGATGCCCAAGTTTTAGAAATGGAACAGGGCAAAAACAGTATTGAGCAAAAAGATAAACTTGCACAACTTCAAGCAGAATTGATTAACCTTGATACTAAAAAACTAAGAAGTCAAAGGTTATTACAGACTCAAATAACTACAGCTGTAAACCAAGAGTTGTCTGAGAAAGAAGCAGCAGCTAAAGAAGTTCAAAGACTTATAGATGAGGAATTTGATGCTAAAATAAAAGCTAATGATGAATGGAATAAAAAACAACTTGATGATGCAGATAAAGAAAAACAACTTGCAAAAGATGTTCAAAAAGCAAAAATTGGGATTGCTAAAAATGGTCTTAATTTAATTTCAGCAATAGCAGATGAAGGAAGCACTATAGGAAAAGCAGCGGCAGTTGCATCAGCTACAATTTCAGGGGTAGAGGGGGTTCAAAATGCTTTTACAACAGCTCAAAAATCACCAATTACATTAGGTTTCCCTGCTTATCCTTTTATTCAAGCAGGACTTGCAGGAGCATTTTCTGCTATACAAATACAAAAGATATTAAGTGGAACCCCTGCGGAAGGAGGAGGAGGAGGAGGAGGAGCTACAGCAGCAGCCGCAACTCCTGCACCACAAATGATGTCAGGAGCTTTTGATATATCAGGAGGAGTAGAACCTGAAGCAACTCGTGCTTATGTAGTTACAGATGAAATGACTAATAGTCAAAACCAATTAGCAAACATTAGAAGAAGAGCTACAATCTAAAATCAAATAAATACTAACTTAATATATTATATAATATGCCTTGCGAAAAATGTGAAAACGGAAAATACAAATGGGGTAAGACAGGAAGCTGTACTTATGATTCAATAGCTGAATGTGAAGAAGCTAATAAAGACTATTACGAAAAGACTACATCTATTGTAGAATTAGTAATTGATGATGATAGTCAAGAACTAGCTATTGATGCAATTAGTTTAGTAACTTCACCTGCAATAGAACAGGACTTTGTTTACTTTGGAAAAGAAAAAAACAATTTAACTTTCGCTAAGGTAGATGAGGAGAAAAGAATGTTGGTTAGCCCTGCACTTATTCCTAATAAGCAAATATTCAGACATAACCCTAATACAGATTCAGATTACTATGTTTACTTTAGTCCTGATACAGTAAGAAAGGCTTCTGAGTTATACTTAAAACATAACAATCATCATAAAGCTACATATCAACACCAAGACAGAGTTTCAGGCGTTCTAACAGTTGAAAGTTGGATTAAGGAAGGTGATATGGATAAGTCTAAGTTATACGGTTACGACTTACCTAACGGCACTTGGTTCGTGAAAATGAAAATAGAGAATGACGAGCTTTGGAATAAAATCAAAGATGGTGAATTAAAAGGACTTTCAATAGAAGGTTACTTTACAGACAAGATGGAACAGATGTCAGAAAAAACACCTACGACTGAAGAAATTTTATCTGCTTTAAATGAAATAATAAACGAAAATCAAACAAAGTAATAGTTTATCTATTATATATTACAAACATTAATAAAACTAAAAAGAATTATGGACATTAAAGAACAAATCTTAGTAGCACTGGGCTTAAACAAAACTGAAGAAGAAGTAGTTTTAGCTTACCAAGCAAAGTCAGAAGATGGGACTATTTTCGTTTCAACTGCTGATGAATTAGCTGAATCAGTTGATATTTCAGTATTAACAGAAGACGGAACTACAATTCCTTTACCTATTGGAACTTACAAGACTGATACAGGAGTTACTTTTAGAGTTGAAGAAGAAGGTATTGTTGCTGAGGTTATTGAGTCTGAAACAGAAGAAGAAGTTGAAGCAGGATATGATGATGAAAAAGAAGAAATGACTGAAGAAGTAAAAGAAGAAGAATTATCTGAAGCTGTAAACTTTATGTTCCCTGAAACTGATGCTGAAAAAGCAGATTGGGCAAAGTCTTATGAAGAAATGAAAGATAAGGTTGATAATTTAATGGATGCAATTGCAGATATTAAAGAAAGATTAGGTGAAGGAGATACAGATGCTGAAGAGTTATCTGAAGAAGTTGAAGAACCAACAACAAACCCTAAGTCTATAAAAACTACAGAAGTAGTTGAGTTTTCAGCAGAAGATGAATTGACTAAGTTAAAAGAAGAAAACGAAAAACTTAAAACTGAGTTAGCAGCACAACCTGCTTCAGCTCCTTTAGATACTAATAAATTCAGTTCAGACAGAAAACCTGTATCAAGAGCAGACTACAACAAACTATCAAGAAGAGAAAAATTCTTACACGATTTAAATAAATAATATTAATTAAAAAAAAACAAAAAAATGGCATTTACTACAACTAGTAACTTTTCAGGTAAAGCAGCAGGATTCTACATTGCAGCAGCACTGAAACAAGCAAACTCTTTAGATTACTTAACATCTATTGAAAACATTAAATTCAAATCAAACATTCAAAGAATGGCGGGTTCAGGACTTGTTGCTGATGCAACTTGCGACTTCACAGGAGCAGGTAATTTAGCACTTACAGAAAAAGTATTAGAACCTAAGAACTTACAAATTAACTTAGACCTTTGCAAGTCTACATTACTAGATTCTTGGGAAGCGTTACAAATGAGAGCAGGAGCAGGAGCACCACCACCTGCATCTTTTGATGACTATGTAATTTCTTACATGGGTGAAATCATAGCACAAGCAACAGAAGAAAGTATTTGGGCAGGAACTGCTGTAGCAGGGAAATTCAATGGTTTCTCAGGAGCTGTAACAGGTCTTTTATTACCAGGAGTTGATGGAACAGTTGTTCAATCAGCAGCTTCAGCAGCTTACACAACACTTAACATTATTGCTAACTTACAAACTTTAACTGCTGACATGGCAGCTAATGTTTCAGCTATCTTAAGAAAAGAAGACTTACATATCTATATGAGTCCTAAGACTTACGCTTTATATGTATCAGCAGTATCTACTTTAGGATATGTTAATGCTTACAATATGAACGGAGACTATGCACCTGTATTTGAAGGGTACAAAATCGCTGTATGTAACGGAATGTT